CTACCGGCGGGTTCTTATACCTCGAGAAAGCAGACCGTCAAGCGTGGTGGGAGAGCTTAAGCGACGATAGCAAAGCAGCGATTATCTCAATGCCATATTTTGACGCAGATAAATTTTACAAGTGCACAAATATTAGAGTGGAGAAATAATGCTAACTAAAGAAGAACGTGCAGCAATCGCTGAGAGGTTCAGAAATTACGATAAAGCAGAATATGTAACGCTTTACTCAGGTATGTATGATGGACTTCTTGGCGAACATGTTCCTAAAGAAACCACGGTCAAAAAAGACCGTATGGAGCTTGCAAGCCGTATTCTTGAACTTTGCGACACGTCGAACATGCTAGAGTTGCCAGTCGATAAAGACGGCGAGGTTATTCATATCGGTGATACGGTATACGATGACGATAACTTAAAGTATGAAGTAGTTGGTTATATGTCAACTGACCAAAATATTATTTTGAAAGTGGACGGGAAAACCGCGAATATACTTGCATATGCTGAAACCCTAACTCACAAACAGCTTGTAACAGCCAAATCACTTGCTCAACGTATTAGAGATGTATTAAGAAATGACCATAGCGAAATGTCACCGTATACTTCGCGTGAATTGGTTCATATCGCTAACGACTTAGAGCGTCTAGGTGATAACAATGAGTAGGGTTGCATATCAAGACCGCAGAGATATAGCAGAGAATTTGCGCAATCTCGCAGATTATTCAGGTCGTAGTGTGCAATATGCCGAGCAGTTCAGAGACTTGCTGGAAGATGAGATTTTCTCAAACATCGAGCATCACGATTATAGCGATATGTTTGAGCGTCTAGCCGACCTGATTGAACCGATGTACGAGCCAGATCCTGTGTGGGTTGCATGGGTTGAATCGCTCAAGGACGGTGACGTTGTAGACCGTTTCGCCTACGACCTCATCGTGCACGGCGGAGACATGGGTCCGAACGGAAATGTATGGGATAGAGTTGACGAGGGCACAGTACTGACTAATCAGCTGTTCGACAAGTTCAAGGCAGATTTTAAGAAAGAAATCGAAGCCAGCGACTCAGAGGTGGTGCAGGATTGAGCAAACAAAAGCAGAAAGGCACAGCGTTTGAGCGTCAAGTAGCAGAGTACCTTAGCTCACGTCTAGGAGCTGGCATTGAACGTAGAACCACGGCAGGTATACACGACAGAGGAGACATCGCAGGAGTGTTCTTCCGAGGTCTTCCGGTCGTTGTTGAGTGCAAAAACTGCACACGCATGGAACTCCCTAAATGGCTCAAAGAAGCCGAGACAGAGCGTGGTAACGCAGACGCTGAATTTGGCGTAGTAGTTCACAAGCGTAAAGGCACAGGCGAGAAAAGCTTCGGTGATACTTACGTCACAATGACGCTTGAGACGCTCGCAGCGTTCATTGCAGGAAGCCACGATTTACTGCAATAAATATCGATTTATTTTAATTCCCCATTTATTACAACCAAATAGAAAGGTTTAACCATGAAGAAACTTCTTCGATGGCTGGCTGTTGCTGTCTTTGCGTGCCTAGTCTTTATTCCAGGCATCGCACAAGCTCAGACGGTACCAGTTCAGCTCACAGGCTTCCAAGTAACCAACCTAGAGAAGCAACCAGTCAACTCAGTAGGCTTGCACTCAAAGTTCTACATGAACATTAACTGGGATGCAACAGGACAGGAATTGCACAACGGCGATTCATTCGACATCGAGCTTCCAACATTCTTACGCTTCCCAGACAGCGCAGCTTCAAGCTTCAATTTATACACGCCAGACGGCGAAGTTTGCGCAGTTGCAGAGATTAACCCGCTCACTCAGACATGTCGCGTTACCTTTACCAACTACGTTGAAGGTAAGGACAACATCAAGGGTTCTATCTGGCTTGCAACGTGGATTGGTGAGGATAACGGACTAGACCATGAGGAGTTGAGAATCGTTCAGACCTCTACTGGTCAAGTTGCAAGCTTCACCGTCCACACTGAGCGTCCAAACGTCCTTACAGGCGAGGTCATTGCCAAGTGGGGTGTGGCTGACACAGACGCTGACACAATCGAGTGGAAAGTCCGTCTGAACGTCGACAAGATGAACCTTACCAATGTCATCCTGGAAGACAGCATTGAAGCTGGCTCTTATGTACCCGGCTCATTCAAGCTCTACCGTGTGCGCATGGACGAGTACGGCGCAATCGACAACTCCTACGGCTGGAATCGAGTACAGATTGACGAGCCAACCATCAATGGCTCTACCTTTACTCTGAACCTGCACAATGCAATGGCTAACGGTGAGCAGTACTTCCTCATTTACCGCACAACCAAGAATCCACGCATTAAGAACTCCATCACGCTCTACTCGGCTGAGAAGCAAGCTTCAAGTGTCTGGACTTACGTTGCAGCGGATTCTGATGGCAACGGTAATGGCGACAATCGACCAACAGAGCCAGAGACCCCACCTACTCCAGAGCCAACTCCAGAGCCTAATCCAGGACCACAGCCACAGCCTACTCCACAAGATAACGAGCCAGAGCCTAAGCCAGAGCCAGAGCCAGCTAAACCTACCAAGAAGGTAAAGAAGGCTAAGAAAGCAGCTTTACCAGCAACAGGAGATGACGCAGTTATTGCGGTTGCAGCTGGAGTTGGAACGGTTGCACTCACATTTATCCTCACAAGCAGGTTTGTAAGGAAGGAAAACTAATGACTACCGAAGCAGAAGACAGAGAGCGTCTTGAGAAGATGACGATGAAGGAAATCAAGGCAGTTGCAAAGGACGAGGGTATCGCTCTTGGATATGACGCAGCACGGAAAGCGAATGCGATTGGCTTAATCCTTGAGTGGAGACACTTCAAAGACTGTTACATGAGAAGGTACTAATGCTTTGCCCTCGATGTCTCAATGAAGGCTGGGGCAGCACTGCCTTTGACCTAGAGCACGATGAGCATGGTTGGCGCATTAGATGCCCTTACTGCAACCATGCATCCCGCTACTATCCAACCAAGGAAGAAGCAAACATTGGCTTTACGTTAGATGAAGAAGCTGAGCAAGATGAAGCAGCTAGAGCCAACTAAGTACGTTGAGCCCAACGCAGAAGATGTGCGACTCATTAGAATCTGGCGCATCGACTTTGACTCGGTCTGCTTTGGTCTCTACACGTACACGCCAGCTCAATTCCATGCGGTCCACTCGACCGCATGGGACTTCTATCAACGCAAGCCAACCATGAAGCACACAACGGCTCCTGGCACAGAGTATGTGGAGTTCTACCACGAATATGTCTGCGTCTATGAGTCACGCATGCCAGCGTTCATGGAATGCGTTAGAGCAAATGGCTTGCACGGCAAATACCATGAAGCAGGACATCCGGAGAAAGAATACAAGTTTTAATCTTCCGTCTTTGGTTTTTCAGCTTTTTCTAATATGTCTTGTGAATGTTCTACGCAGAATTTTCCGTAATTTGTAAGAGTTATTACGCTCTCATCGAAATTTGTCTCAGTGACATTAACTAGATCATCTACATAAGTGAATTCATCATGAGTAGTAGTGTAATCATAAGGAACCCTTGCAAGACCCTTTTCAGATAAGACTTTTATAGCGTATTTATCTATGGGCGAAAGAGTTTCTATACGCTCTCTAGCGTCTTTTATTTTCTCTTGTAGCTGCTCTTCTTTTATTCTTTCATTTTCTAAACGCTTTGCTTCTTTTTCTGCTAAAGCTTGTTTTTCTTTTCTGTCTCGCTCTTCATCTTGCCTTTTTATTTCATTTTTCCAAATTAAATACTTAGAAAGATTTAAGAGTGCACCTAGACACATACCAAAGAATAAACAGAGAAGCGAGTAAAACGCTGTAATTATTGGGTCTCTTTCCCAAAATTCACGGATATACGTGCTGAAAGATAAAACGGCAGCACCACCTAGTCCAGTAGCAGCAAGAAAAGAAACAAGTTCGATGACGTGCTCGCTCAGCCACTCCGAAAACTTACCCATTTTTTTACCTTTCAAAGGAGGTTTAAGTGCATGAAGTAATACTTATTTTAACTGGTATTTTTTGGTTTTCAGCAATGTTTTTAATCGGTCTAAAAATCACACTCTATGACAACAGAAAGGAGTAGATCATGGGAGTATCAGTTCTTGTGCTGGGACACTCTGGCACAGGTAAGTCAACAAGTCTCAGAAACTTCAAGCCTGGAGAGATTGGCGTTTTCAATGTAGCGGGCAAGCCACTTCCCTTCCGGGGAAAGATGAGCAAAGTAGACCATCCAACGTATGCTCAGATGAAGCAATCGCTCAAGGCGAACAAACTCAAGGCATATGTAGTCGACGATGCAAACTATCTCATGGCATTCCAGAGCTTTGCCAAGGCTAATGAGAAAGGCTATGACAAGTTCACGTCTATGGCAGTTGATTTTGAGCAGCTCTTGGAAGCTGCCAACAACACAAACGATGACACAATCGTTTACTTTT